CTATCTGAATTTAAAATTAGAAAGAACCAGGTTTCTCTTCGAATGCAATACTCGCTTCCCATCCTCCGCATTCACATCGAATCTCTCTAATAATAGCATGACCGCTTGCTTTTTCTCCATCGGCTCTAATTGATCCCAGTTATCTAGAAAGTTTGAGAGAATAGCGACGACTTTCTCCGGGGAGTGGGATTCGGTTTGGGAGCTTAAATCCGCTAATTCTGTTTCTAATTCTTCTTGCCGTTTTCGGTCCTGATTGGTATGCTCTCGTAATTCTTCCAGAGAAATAACGTCATCAGCATAGGCCATTTGCCATTTTTTCTTCCTATCCTTGATTGTCTGAATTTGCTTTTGGATTTGTTGGACACGTTGATTGATTAGGCGGTCTTCGTTATGTGAGGAAGCGGCTATCTCATTAGCTGCGTCGAATTGGCTGGCCAGCAAAAGCTGTAGTTCATTCAAAAAATGTTTTTCAACGTTTTGTTCACTTACCATTGGCATATCGCATTTCTTTTCTCTCTTATTGGTGCAAGCGAGATAAGCGTATGTACTGTTATTTACTGATTTACTCATACGTCCTTTCATTGGAGCACCGCATCTGGCACACTTAATAGTACCGGTAAAGATGTAAGTTGAGGTGACTGCTTTTGGTGACACAGTACTTCTTGCAGCTCGTAAAGCTAAGTGGCGATCATAACGTTCTTTGGTGATAATACCTTCGCAAAAGCCTTCATAAACCTTGCCGCCCCATTTTAATGCACCATAGGAGATTGGGTTTTTAAGAATATCCCGCACTGTTTTAGCAGAGAATTGATTGCCTAGACGAGTCTTCTTTTTCAACTCATGGTTAAGAATAATGGAAATAGCATTGTCTCCTTTAAAATTTTCATAAAGGTCATACATATAGCGATAGAGTTCAGCTTCGTCTGGGTCAGCTTTAAGTTTTGAGTTTTCACCTAGGATATAGCCGAAGGGGGCAGGGCCCCCTGGCCAACGCCCTTCTTCAACCATTTGCTCCATTCCGAACTTAACACGGTCAGCTAGGTTTTCACGCTCCCATTGGGCGACAGCAGCAACTAATGTAATAAAGAGCCGTCCAGTTGGGGTAGTAGTATCAAATACCTCTGTCGCTGATTTAAACATACACCCATGTTTCTCAAACTGCTCAAGTAACTGATACAAATCCATTACTGAGCGGGTGAGGCGGTCAAGTTTGTAAACTAGAACAACCTCAATTCGATTGTTCGCTATATCATCAAGCATGCGTTGTAACTCAGGGCGTTCAGTGTCTTTTGCAGAGCGGCCTTCATCTATGTAAAAATCCACAACGTCCCAGTCCTGGGAGCGGGCAAACATATCCAAGCGCTCACGTTGAGCTCGGATAGAGAAGCCTTCTTTTGCCTGTTCTTCTGTGGACACTCTTAAATATATGGCTGTCTTCATGTATCATTCCCTCCCACATAAAGCCTTCTGACCTCTAGTTGTAGTAATTCTTCCACATCAGCCATTTGCAAGATGAAATAATCTGCTTCATTTAAGTGTTCAGGATTATAACCTGTGAGAAAGAGCTCTTTACGTACAGTTGGAATATGAATGGTGATGTCATAGGGGTCAAAAGGACCCTTGGAAAGCGCACCTATAGTGACAGTCACTGCAGAAAGAGAATCATGAAAATCATCTATTCGTTCAAATGGTGCCATTATGTTATAGGTAACATATTCTTGTCTAAGATCCACTGGGAGGAGCAGCCACATAGGAAGTAATTCTCCATCCCGATCCTCATAATAAACGCCTAATTTCATAATCCATAGACCCCTCTCCGCCCTTTATTATTAGCCAACTAATACAACATAACTTTCGTTTCTTTATTTATATTCTCTTTTTCGCCTGTGTTTTAATTGTTTATATTGAAGCTTTGTTTGAATGACTTTTCGATGCCGTTGTCGTTTTAACGAATTACAACGATCAACAATCATGTCCTTGGGGAGTTCAAAGACCTCCTGCAATGATTCAACCGATTCATATTTTAGTAACGCTGGTTCAAAAATATGACGGGGCATTGCTAGGTATAACGAGATATAACTAGCCTGTTCCTCCTGAAGAGAGAGCAGAGGCTTGGGCATTTTTCTTTGATTGCCGTAATGATAAAGGTAATGAGCCAATTCATGAAAAAATACGCGACGCTGTTCATAATAGGGAAGGCGATTATCTAAAAAGATTAAAGCATAATCGTCTTCAAAGATACATTTACTTTGGCCATTGCGATAAAGGATGTCGATATTGAAGACGGTACATAAATTCTCATATGTTAGATCGGAAGGAGAGTAGATGCCTAATGATTTCATTTGATTACTTATTGTTATTTCTCTCTGCGTTGTGTATTTCATGTAAAACTCTCCCTTAATATATAGGAATATATGTTCGGTTGTGAATTAGAGAAAACACCCTGTATGACAGGGCGTATGTTCTTTCTTCTCAGGGTTTTTAAAACATTTCGGGTGACAATTTCAACTTGTAGTCACCATTCGATATTAAACACGAAGTCATCAATTGATATGTCCCAATTATCAGATGAACCACCTAGATGAACAGTAACTTGGTTAACCTCTTCATAATTGATATAAGGAAAGCTTATAATTCCTTCCGTACTTACGCCAGGAAGAAGCTCCGATTGAACTTCTGGGTAATCGGCTGCCCAGTTAGAATCCGAATCAAACTGATTGTTCCCAGCTACCAGTTTAGCATCGTGCTTCCAAAAATTTATCACATCATCAGATTGATTTTCAATCTCTACAAATAATCTAAAGTCTTCTGCACCGAATTCAATTTTGTTAATGGTGACAACATAGCCAGATTGTTCTTGAGTTTCAGCTACATCTACCTCGAATTCTGTAGGTGAGACAGCATCTGCATAACCAATCAATTCATATTCGTAGGCTTCAACCGCGGGTAAAGTTAGCGTAGCGCCAAATGCGTTTTCGCCCTCAAATTCATCGATAATTTCTGCCTTTACTTTAATGTAGTCGTCTGTTGAAACCTCGAATGAATTATCGTATATACCTACAAGCATATTGTTTTCATTGTTATGTATATCTTGCCAAACTTGTAGATAAACCCCTTCACTGTCTTTTTCAACTGAGAAAACTTTCCCAATAAATTCTACTTGCGACCCAATATAATCTTTGGGGGAGGCAAGCATTTGGTAAAACTCATTTTCCGTTAGCATTTCGGAAGAAGATACTTTTTCGTCATTTCCTGATTCGATTTCAGAAGTATCAGCTTCGGTAGGTTCAGTTGTATTGTTAGAACATGCCGCCATAATTAATACGATAAATATAACTAGTATATTTAAGACTTTTTTCATTGGGATCCTCCCCGATTAACACGTTATTATGCCAACAGTATTGTCCGTTGACTAGGGTTAGTAAATTTCTTGCCTTGTTTAAATCCTACCGATTAATTTGAGAGCTTTTTATTCAAATTTAGAAAACCGAAGCCACTAAGTAAAGCTGTTAAAGCTCCAATTCCCGCTGCAATCCCAATGTCTCCGTACATTAGAGTAGACATAAGAAGACCTAAGACCCCAAGTATAACTAATAATATTGCAATAACTTTCATATATAGTCCACCTCCCAGTTTAAATAGATTTAAGTTTACTAGCATTACTTTAGCACTTAATAATTTACAATTGCAAGCGCAAACTAAAGCAAAAAGTCCTATCTATATATAAAAAAACAAATGCACTTGATGTGCATTTAATTTAATTCCATGATTTAACTAATTCGCGCCATTTTTATTCATTTCAAACTTATTGAATGTCAAACTGGTATCTGTCCAAGTTATCAATCCCTTTGACAGGTTCAATCTAGATAGGTGCAGCCCTTAGTTATTCTTATCCTGTTTCAAACGCTCCTGCATTCGCTTCTTCATTTTCCGATATTGCTCTAGTTGTTGTTCAATAAATTCCCGCTCATCTTCATCCTCATATTTAATCCCACCATCATATGCAATGGAAATGTCAGAGTTAGGGTTATCTGTGCGCCCAAGGAGGTAGTCTACGGAAACATCAAAATAGCTAGCAATTTTGTTTAACGTTTCGTAATCAGGTTGCCTAAAATTTCTTTCGTAGTTGGAAAGATTCTGATGAGGGATTTTAAGCTTCTCAGCCAATTGTTTTTGTGTTAATTCTTCTTTTTCACGTAAGGATCTAATTCGCTCACCTAAGTTCATTGTATTGCACCTCTCGCAAGAATAATCATATTGATTGAGTAAGACGGCTTGCAGAGAAGGATACGAAATCATATTTTAACTTCATTCACGCACTCACTAAGAGTGCGACTGAAGCCATCCAAAAAAAACAAGATGGAATCGTTATTTCAATCCACGCACTCACTAAGAGTGCGACTGAAGCCTTTCAAAAAACAACATGAAATTGTTATTTCAATCCACGTGCTTACTAAGAATTGTACCACTTAAAACGACTGTTCTCCAATTTGAATAAAAAAATTATACAAAAAGTATAATTCGGTATTGACATATACAAATTGAAGAATTAATATATAGTTAGTTCTTCGAATCGTATATAAAAGAGGTGAGACAAATTAAAGTTAACCAGAATCTTAGAGTGATAAGAAAATCAAAAGGAATGACTCAAAAATACGTAGCCATTTCCTTAGGAATGCCTGTTCAAACTTATAACAGCTATGAATTAGGTAGAAGAAAAATTAGTGCTGATTTACTTAAAGAAATTGCCATAGTTCTTGATGAGCCAATCGAAAATTTTTTTGAAAATAAATTATACGAAACGAAGAATATAGGTTGAAAATTTCCTTTTTAGCTTCATTAAGAGGAGTTGATTTATATAAGGGCAGTACCACCGTCCTAAGTACATAGCCTAATCGAAAGGAGGCGATCACTTTGGAAGAACGCGATACAAGCAAGCCATCGAAAGAGGCGGTCATGAACCTTTATCGATTCTTCATGAAAACCTCTGTACCTAGGATATTAAAGAAACAGCAGGAAGAGGAAGCGAACAAAAAAAGTTCCTAAGTTCCTGGGCAAGGTCCCGATGGGGTCTTGTCGCCAAAAAATCGTACAAGCTTTAAAACCATTGTACTTATTAAAACTTCATAAGCGGAGGCGAACAAAATGGCGAACACATTGAGTCAGACGCGATTATACCATGCGTCACAGATAGGGGATGTACTTCGAATTGCGCGAGAACGGGCAAGTAAACCCGAACATCGTACCAAACAAAGAATGGCCGAAGAATTAGGCATTACCGTAGCCCGCCTAACACGAATCGAAGAGGGCACAGCACAAGTCCCACTAGAGCTAGCGATTCAGTGGTGTCAAATTGTAAACGATCATACTGCACTTGCAAAGGTACGGCATATATGGGGGCTGGATTTGCCGGCAACTAATCCACTTTTACAAGAAGACATGCTTTCTCAGCTTATAAATTTTCGCCGGCAAGCCACACAAGCGATTGAAGCAATTGCGGGATTGCTGGATATATCCGTTCAGCTTCGACCAGGTGACAATGTGACTGAACGTTTTGGTAAAGAACTATATGAGCATGCCGAAGAAATCCTTGATATGAAGCAGGCAACTGAATCACTGTTGACCAGTTTGTCATTAAATTGGGGCCTTGATCGAGAAAAACTTCGGCGCAGTTGGACACAAGAAGCCTTGGCCGACGGAGTGTTGGTTACTAGTGTGTCCCATTATGAAGAAATTAAAAAAGAACAATTCTTTTCGGAAAGGGCGGCTTCTTTATGAAAACAAAAGCATTGAATGGTATGAACAGCGCTGAAATTCAGGTGATAAAGGAAACATTGGAACGGCAATGCAGAGTAAAAAGCAAGGAGCAAATCTTTTTCCCAATGGTTCTTGAAAAGGTTAAGCAACATGGTTCCAATGTCGAGCTAGACGGAATGGAAATGAAACTAATTTGTTTTGCTCTTCGCAGAAAAGCATTAATCCTAACGGCTGTTTATGGTATGGACGCTCAACAACAGCAGAAAAAAGTATTGTACAACTTGGCTTTCGAAATTTCCAAGCGGCGTATCCAATTCCAACAGTCAAACAACCCGGTAAACAAAAAAGAAGCACAAACTGCGGCAACAGTTCATGCTTCAGCTCTAAACCTATAATCGACTAGCTTCATTTTATCATCACTTCTTGTGGGCGGCAAGCCTTTCCGGCTTTGCCGCAGGGACTATGTCTAACGCTTCCCCATAAGTGTACAAGCCTCCTTTCCCAAGGCGAGGCATAGTTCCTGCGGTGCAGCTGGCACCGGATCTTTGAAAATTAAAAAGGAGTTGGTTTCATGTCTCTCACACAGGGATTGCTTCAAACGGCGGCACAGTTAGAAGAGGTCAAGCGCAGTTTAAAGGAAGTGCAGATTTCGCTTGCAGAAGATAGTTCTCAAGGCAACGTGGAAGAGCAAATAGCTGTACTTTCATCTATTATCGATGATTTGAACTATTAAAACCTGGGGGAGGACGGTAGGATGCTACGGTACTGGAGTTCTGAAGGGTGCTATAAGTGGTTGAACGAGGATCAGCAATTTTATTTGTACCACCACATTGCAGTATTGGGATTTTCGGTTGTACACCGTGTTGCTAGACGCTTAGGAATGACGTCAGATGAAGCGATTCAAGTTTTTAATGAATTGCACAAACGTAAAAAACCGAACCAGCTGGCGGGCTGATTCGGCTTCTAATCGCATATACAAGAGTCGGTAACTCTAGTATATGCGAAAACACCACATTTTGCAAATACAGGAGGAAAAAATGGACAACCAACTACAACCTATTGAATCTGCAGCTAATATTGCCCGTGTTCAAGTAACGCCAGCACAAGCGCTAGAAGCATACAACGCATTGAAGGATATTACCAAAAAGGTACTTGTTCCAGGTACAGACTACGGTAAAATTCCTGGAACACCTAAACCAACCTTGCTCAAGTCCGGGGCGGAAAACTTACTTCGTTTTTATGGACTAGGCCATAGATTACAAGTTATAGAGCAAGTAAAAGATTGGGAGAATGGTTTCTTTTACTTCTCTTACAAAGTTACTGTACACCGAACTTCAGAGACAGGCGTAGAATTTGTTTTATCTGAATGTGAAGGCTCTGCAAACAGTAAAGAAAAGCGTTACAGGAATCAAGATGCTTATATGCTTGTCAACACGCTCCAAAAGATGGCTATTAAAAGAGCATTGGTTGGAGCAACATTGCAAGCAACAGGTGCATCAGGCTTGTTTACTCAGGACATCGAGGATATGGACTCTAGTTATAACAGTAATTCTCCTTCTAGCAATCAACCGAAAAGCAATGGTTCAAACGGAGCTGCTACGGAAGCGCAAATCAAGGCTATTAATTCCGGAGCAAAAAGAAAGGGATTGACAGAAGAGGAGATCAATCAATTGTCCTCTAACATTCACAAAGTAGATACCCTCAAAAGTTTAACGAAACAGCAGGCTAGCGACATGATTACACTCTTTAATAGCTCTACTGAAGAGGAATTAAAGGGAATGCTGGGATCTGCTAGTGAGCATTCGTAGATAATGGCAGGGAAAATGATGGAGTATCGTATTCCGATCCCACACATCTATAAGAGTATTGCATTGGCCAGCAGTGACCCTGCTGGCACGTACTACAAATATGCCGAAAGTTATATTCGCAGCAACTATCCCGAACTTATATTGATTCGCCATGAGAAAGGCGTGGCTGTTTGCATTTTAAAAGAAAACTAGTGCTTTAAAGGGGAGATACCATGCAAGGCTATATAAAGGATTACCGTAAAGAGTTAGACAGCGACATATGGATGATGTCGCCTCTTTACCACCGTGTTTGGACGTATCTCAAGTATAAGGCCAATTACAAGGAAGGTAAGATTCCTTTGAAGGACGGGACATTCATAACGATCTTACCAGGTCAACACCTTACATCAACACGAAAGATTGCAAGTGGCGTTGCCTATTATGAGAAAAAACAACTAATTGTACCTACAGCAAAGACAATAAGAGACATTCTAAAGTGGATGGTCAAACGCCAAATGATCACAACCGAGCACGGAAGAAAGGGAAATGAGTATACACTTATCACCATTTTGAACTGGTCAAATTATCAAAGTGAAGAGCCAGTAGTGGAAAATGAGAGAGGTGTTACTGGTAACACTAAAGAAACAGCAAAATCCCAGTCAAGTCAAGGGATTCAGGATATAGAAGCTGTTACTAGTAACAGTAATGATGAAAAAGGAACAAAACACTTAACGGATTGCAAAACACCTGTTAGAGGTAACACTGTGGAAACACCAGAAAGCCTTACAGATCAAGGGATTCGAAACGGAAATCATGTTATTGGTAACACTTCGGAAACAGCAAGGAAACACTTGCTCCCTATAAACAAGAAAGAAAAGAATAATAAAGAATTACTTAATACTAATACCACTAATGACGTTCAGGAGCTTGCGTCGTTTGATGATGATTTCGGATTGCTTTATGGCCAGGAACCCGATGAAAAAGATTTATTAGTGGCCCATTTTAATCAACAGGTGGGAAGACTCACGCCAGTGGGCGCAGACTACTGTGTGGCTGCAGACTTGCTCGACACAATGCAGTTAGACCATGCCAAACAACTGGTGGATGTGTCCATAAAGAAAATTAAAGAACGTAAGGGTTCTCAGGTCAAAATTAATTCTCTTGGCTATCTAGCGCCTGTCATGAAAGAACTTTATGACGTGTACCTAGCGAGGGAAGCCGCTAGGCGGGATAACGTTGTCCAGCTAACGCCACGAAGCCAAGCAATCAATGAAGACAGCGAAGCCTATGATTTGGCTAAGCTTCTGCTAAATGAAATACGAAAGGTACAACCGGATTTTAGCCAACCGGATATGAATGTCTGGGCCGCCTCATTTGCTAATATGATTGCTGCTGGTAAAGAGCCTAAAAGAATTCAAGCGGCACTCCTGTATGCAAGAAGTGAACCATTTTGGATGACCAGAGTGCTAAACCCGGAGAAGTTAGCCAAATACTACGATACCTTGCAGCAGCAGATTGCAACGTCCAAACAGGCAAACCGCCAACCTCGCAATAATCAGCGTAGGGCTCCAGAACCTAGTTGGCTAACAGAAGACAGGCAGACAGGAACAAAGAATAGCCAGGATAGTGCTATGCAAGAGACAAAAGCTAAAATTGCACGTTTAATGGCTGAGAGGAAGAAGCAAAGGGCAGAAAGCGAGGCGGCATATGGGGGCGGTTATTAGAACAGCGATGTCCAAGCACCGCACTGACATTATTAATCTACTAGCATCGCGGGGAGTTTACCAATATTGGGATGGGCGATCGTTGCATGTAATCACTTATTCCGAGCTAATTTGGCAGCTTGAGGATAGCTACAAAAGGAGGCGTACAAATTGATCCAAGAGGTTATGCACACACATTGCAAGCGTTGCTCTCGTCCATTGCGTGGCAAAGAAAGCATGTTACGCGGGTATGGCCCCGTTTGTGCTCAAAAGGTTAAGTACGGGCAGCAATTAGATTTGGTGGACATGTTGGACAAGCCGCAATCGTCCCAAGTGGATGAACAGAATTTCATGGACGAGCTAGAAGAACGGAGGAAGGTTGTATGAAAATCACGACAGATAAAAACGGCGTTAGTCATTGTGAGCTATCTAACGGAGAAGTCGGCATTATGTACCGACTTCCCCGAGCGGTAGTTGTAAGGTTTGAAGGCAGAGAAGAGCTATTACCAAATGAACAGGCAGCCCTTGCCTGGATGCACGCCAAAGAACGGGAGTGCCGGAAAGAGAAGGTGCAAAATGCTTAACCGTGTTGTGCTTGTGGGCCGCCTAACACGCGATCCTGAGATGCGATATACCCCAAACGGTGTAGCTGTAGCCAATTTCACGCTTGCAGTGAACCGCCCGTTTACGAATCAGCAGGGAGAACGAGAAGCGGATTTCATCAACTGTGTTGTTTGGCGCAAACCAGCTGAGAACGTATCTACTTACCTTCAAAAAGGGAGCTTAGCTGGTGTAGATGGCCGCGTACAAACGCGGAGCTATGAGAATAACGAAGGTAAGCGGGTTTTTGTAACGGAGGTTGTGGCGGAATCAGTGCAGTTTTTAGAGCCACAAGGTTCCCGTAAGGGGCAAAGTTCCAATGCTGACAGTGGATATAGCAGTGGTTATTCAAATGATCCGTTTTCAGACGGCACTATAAACATTTCAGATGACGACTTGCCATTTTGAGGTGATTTTAAATGTTCATTTTTAATTATAAAGAGGGCTGGATTATGTTGGGTTGTGGCATAGTCGCTGTAATTGCTGCCTTGGCCCTTTTAGCAACTAGAGAGAAAAAGGGGGATTAAGGTATGCGAGTAATCAGAAATTACACTTATGCGAGTCTAGGGAAGCGATTTGTCCATACAGAATTGGCCGAAAAAAAGGGAAGGCATGCAAACCGAAAAGCTGGCGAACCTGCAGCTTGTTATTACCTAAATAAAAAGGACGGGAGTGTCGTCCATGTAAGCTGGACTAAGCATGGATATGTGAAAGAGGTGGAGCTATGAGTCATTCACAAGCGATCGGCAGCTCCTTTGAATATTTGATTGATCTGGTTAACAGCCAATACAATGCCAAAAATATTGCCGTAATTAACAAACGGCCAACGCCTATGAAAATAGTCAAACGGCTAGGAATAAAGAGAGGCACAGAGAATTTTGTTGCCATTTTTGATAAAAAGTCTACGGTTGATTACGACGGGGTGTATGCAGGAAAGGCCATTGCATTTGAAGCTAAAACAATTTTAAACCTTCAACGTTTTGACCTTAAACGGATACAGCCTCACCAGTTAAAACATTTGCAGCGTACGGAAGAACAGGGAGGCGTGGCTTTCTTCCTAATCGAGTTTCAATCAACTAGAACTACATACTACGTACCATTGTCGATGATTAATAAATACGTGGCTGACATGGAGCGTGGCGGACGTAAGAGTATTTCACTCGATGATTTTGCAGTGTACGCCTATGAAGTAAGGCGTGGACGAGTGCCGTTGGATTATCTGGCAGTGGTCGACAAATTGTTGGAGGGCGCAGTTGAGTGATAAGGAATTAAACGTAAATAGCGGGACGTCGCCAATGTACTAAGAGGGAGGAGGCTCTATTCAATGACCGCTTTTCCGCGTATTTTGCATTATCCAGGTAGTAAGTGGAGTATGGCCAGCTGGATAATTAGCAAATTCCCTGACCATGAAACGTATCTCGAACCTTTCTTTGGATCCGGAGCGGTGTTTTTTAATAAACAGCCGTCGACGGTAGAAACAATCAATGACCTGGATGGGCAGGTGGTAAATCTATTTAAAATCATTCGCGATTGCCCCGACGAGCTTTCCAGGCTCATAGAATACACGCCGTTATCTCGTCAGGAATATTACGGCAGTTATGAGCAAACAGGCGAAGAGTTGGAGGACGCCAGGCGCTTTTTAATAAGGTGCTGGCAAGCAATAGGAGCAAAAACAAGCGATAGGACAGGATGGCGGAGCATCATTTCCGCCAACGGTCCAAAAGTGGCAAGAGATTGGAGCGCGCTACCCGACAAAATCCAACGGGTGGCAAAAAGGCTGAAAGAGGCACAGATTGAAAATCAGCCAGCCTTGAAGCTGTTAGAACGCTATCAACGTCCTGATGTATTGATTTATGCGGACCCGCCGTATGTGCTGGAAACAAGAACTAAACGACATTACAAATGTGAAATGAATCATGACGATCATGTCCAGCTGCTTATGGCGTTAAACGAGCACCCGGGACCTGTTATCTTGTCTGGATATGCGCATGAGCTTTACGATTCGCACTTGGCCGAATGGCATAGGGAAGTAATGACGGTTACTGCCGAGGCGGGGGCGAAACGGGAAGAAGTTTTATGGATTAATCCCGTAGCGGCAAAACAGGGATATTTTCAACAACCACTATTTCAATAGATGGCTGCTGAGCCGGAGGGACTTTGTTTGACTGTGGACTAATTACCGAAGGAGGCTCCTATGAATCAGTTACAAGAAGTGTTCTCGTATGAAGAAAATCAGATTACCACTTTAATGATTGAAAACCAATGCTGGTTCTTAGCAAAAGACATTTGTCAGGTTTTAGAACACACCGATGTTAGTAAAGCATGTGCCCGTTTAGACCATGAAGATAAGCTGATACGAACTATATTCGTATCAGGTCAAAATCGGCCCATGATGTTTATTAATGAATCGGGTTTGTATCAAATGATACTAACAAGTCGTAAGCCTGAAGCTAAACGGTTTAAAAAGTGGGTAACAAGCGAAGTATTGCCAGCCATAAGGAAAAGCGGAACTTATTCTGTTCACCAGCCACAAACGCAGCTGGAGATCTTGCAACAATCTATTGAACAAATGGTACTGCAAGAGAAACGGTTAAGCCAGGTTGAAAAGCAGCAGGCTAATTTAGCGCAAATTATAACGTTAAATCCGAACGAATGGCGTAAGAAAGTAAATGCCATTATGAAAAGGATTGGTTATGTGATTGGAGGCTCAGAGGGACAGCGTGCTGCACGTAACATCAGTTATGATCGTCTGGAGGAACGGGCCAGATGTGATTTATCAATCAGGCTGGTAAATAAGCAGCGAAAAATGGCGTATGAAGGCGTGTCAAAATCTAAAATTGCGGCTAAAAATCGCCTGGATGTGATTGCCGATGATGCCCGTTTAACAGAAATATATTTAGCGGTTGTAAAAGATTTGGCCATAGAGTATAAGGTCGACATTTCCGATTTGAAATTACAGGAGGATTCAATTGCGGGTTAAACCTGTAGGGGGGAACGTATATGCGTCTGAAAGACTTACCAATTGATCTTGAATCTGGTAGAATGGAATTAGATACTTTAGAACTGGAAGGCCCCTGTTTGATCGTTGTGGGAGGAGGCAAGGCAAAAATTGCTGAACTTCCTGCTTATGGAGAGACGGTTGTGATTACACATCAAAATAAAGTGAAGAGATTGCGATTTGAAGAGGGGGAGGAATTTTGAATGTAAGTGACATAATTCAGCTAACCTTAGCAATAATTGCAGGAGTAGCTGCTATATTGTCTTTTTACAATATATCGTTAACTAGAAAAAGTATTAAGAACCAACAAATTCAATGGGAAACAACTCATTTGCCAATTATGAAGGTAATAAAAATACAAGATTTTTACCACGATAAAATAGTAAGAGTTGTAATTGAAAACTCTAACCACGTGTATCATCATGTTCAATCTGTAAATTTCACTATGGATTGTGTTGAGTTAAGTTATCAAAATAATAGCGGTGTAATAACACAAAATAAGAAAAACGAAAAAGTAGTAAAAACTACAGAGTACGTTGGACTTACTATTGACCTAAGACCTAAAAATGCGGATAAAGTGATTGGTTATATTCAACTAGAGATAAAAGATCTGATTGGAAGAACTTTAAAAATGAATACGGTCCCTCTTATTATTGAAAATTATTCAATTGGTAATCTAAGTAATGTGAGGGAATCATACTTGACAATAGTTTAGTGAGTGAGATCCCACCAGCCTACTGGAGGACACTGATTAATACGGTATAAACCGTGTTTCAGTGTCCTCTTTTTTATGCAAAAAGGAGTGATTGCAGTATGTTTCAGGATCAACTGGAAGAGTGGTGCCGGTTGAATGGGCATCCGGTGCCGACAAAAAAGAAAACGCCCAAGAAGCGAAAACGAAAGAGAAAGGCGTCAAATTCTCTATCTACTCGCGATGTTAAAGAACTCATGGGTGTAAATCGCGCTGTTTATTCGCGTTCACGCGGCGGGGCTTACCGTCAGCGATAAAAAGGGAGGGTTCGATATGCAAGATATGTACTTTCTGCTTAAATCCTATAAGGACCAATTGCGTGTGGTTAGGGCTTACTATGATGGTTTAAAGCCCCTTTCTACTCCTGAGAAAAAAGCTGAATCTGAAATTGTTGGCGGTATTATTACAGATTTAGAACATGTCATTGAATGGATTGAAACGGGCCGTCGTCCTGGGGCAAAAAGGGACATTGATAGACGGTCCGTATACCAGCTCACCTATCATATGGACCCAGATGCCCTTGAAATTTATGCGAAATACGAAGAACCGGCATTTGCCGATAAAGTAGATTATTCGGGGCTGTCTGAAAGAGATCGATTGCGCATTGAGGATGCGCTATCTGTATTGACGGAGAATGAAAAAGAAATCTTTTTAATGCACTATGCACGGAATTTGTCGCTAGGACAAATTGCAAAATACAGGAATGTAAAAAAAACGAGCGTCCAAAATCAATTGGACCGTGCCAAAAAAAAGATTAGGGAACAAACATCATGCAGCCTTTTTGCCTTTGCCGGGTAAGAGGGCTTTTTTTGTGGTACGGTTGCCACTAATAGGTAAGGGAGAACTCTTATTACTGTTTCTAGTGGAAGTTATTATAGGGTGGTTTATCAATTTTATAAAAATAACTTTTAAAACGAACGCTATAAAAGCCGTTTGACATATTAAATTTGGGTGTTTAAGGGAAACTAAAAAATAAACATAAAGTTACATTTAATATTAATGATAAGTTATAATAGTTCCAAGTGACTTGAAACGGAAGTGTTGAGATGATTGATCAAATTCTAACATTGAAATACTTGGGATTAGAGAATAGCCTTATTAATAAAATTCTCAAGGATTTTAGCTCTGAAGAGATAACTAAGCTATTTAGGGAGGATTCTTTACAACTATTGTTTGAGCGAGGATACTCTGGGAGTAAACTGGATAAAAAATTAATTAATAAATCTTACGTAATCGATATTTACAATAGGGTAAACGAAATAATTGAAGAGAGTGAAAAAAATGGGATAAAAATAATATCAATATACGAAGACTTATACCCAGAGAAATTAAAAAAGATTGATAATGAAAATAAACCAATTGTAATTTTTGCAAAGGGGAATTTAAATCTATTACAATCTCAAAGAAATATTGCAGCTGTTGGTACAAGAAAACCTAGTCATTCAACTAGAGATAAAATTAAGGAGACAATTAGTAACTTATCACGAAAACAAGTTGTAATAGTAAGTGGGCTTGCTAACGGTGTAGATAGTTTGAGTCATAAGGCATGCTTAGATGTAGACGGAAAAACTATTGCGGTACTGGCACATGGACTTGATCAAGTATATCCAAAAAGCAATAAAAAATTAGCCGAAGAAATAATTAAAAAAGACGGGTTATTAATTTCCGAATATCCATTAGGGGAAAGTCCTAAAAAGAAAAATTTTGTCGAGCGCAACAGAATTGTTTCTGGTTTATCCGATTTGGTTGTTGTTTTTGAAGCAGATGAGCATAGTGGAACAATGCATACTGCCAGGTTTGCTTATAAACAAAAAAAGATTATTTTCTGTCCCTTTGAGGAAATGGCAAACATGTCATCAGGAGTAAGAAAGCTTTTATTAAGTGGAAGTGCTGTGCCGTTTAATAATGCTAATGATATATATGACCAACTAATTGGAGGTTAATATGGGGAAGAGGATTATATTTTCATCGAGTTCAATTTTGGATAAAGCAAAAAATCTGTACAGTGGAATAGAGGAGTTAATTAGGAATTTACATGAAGAAGGTAATAAAATTATCTTTATGTCACATGATTTAAGTAAACTTAGTGAAATTAGAGAAATATTTGATTATGTGGAGTATAAAGTTAGATGGCAAGTAAGAGATGAGGTTAAAGAAAATCAAGATGAACATTATTTAGTTGTAGGCGCCAATACTGAAGATATGCATTTGGCCTCCAGCTTAAAAATTGCGCTTTTAAATCCGTTATGGTGTGATAGTAAAAGTGATAAAGCACTATATTATGGGATCCATATCCCTAATACAAGATCTCTTTTAAAAGTAATTCAAATAATTAATAATCAAAAAAGTTGGTTTTATGAATTAAATGTAGGTGAAAATGCAAAAGTTTACTCATTAACAAGTGCTAACTCTTTTAATGTTGGCCAATCTGAGAAAGAGATGGTTGAGGGGTTTAGATCGCTGTTAAAAAAAGGCAATAAAAAGTATTTTACGGTATTACAATTACATTTCCTAGCGTCACTTATACATAATCCAGTTTTTAAAGAAGTTGATATTTGGACAGTTATGCCTTCTTCAAATAAGGACTACAATGATGATATATGGACGCTAAAAGAAAGAGCTAGGTTCTTGATGGGTAAACAAAAGAAGGATATAATGTTCATCCGAAACAAACCAATAGAAAAAAGTCACCATATTAATGAACTGGAAAAGCGTTTATATTGTACTAGGCATTTTGAAAGTATTAATCTGTCAAAAGAATACAAAGCAAAAATAAAAGGAAAAACAATATGTGTTATAGATGATTATCTAAATAATGGTACGTCTTTTGAATCTCTAAGGAATTTATTACTGAAAGCAGGTGTTAAGAGCATAATTTTCGTATCTTTAGGTAAATTTAAACGCTCCAGTGGAATAGGCTATTTCCAACAAGATTACAAACTTGATGGAGATATATTTAGTGCAAACTATTCTTATCAATTAGTTAACAAACAAAATTTGCAAGGTGTATATAATGACGAGGCAAGGAAAGAGATTGAGCAATTATATGAAATTATTCATGGTTAACACCTAAAAAGAGGGTCACCCTACGGGATGGCTCTCTTTTTAGGTGTTAAATTTAATCTATAAGCTACCACAATAAGGGTGTTCAATTGGGCGTCTTTTTGTATATCCTTATATTCTATTTAAGAGTCTAGTTGTTTGCTGCCAGCAGGGCGTTGCACTGTAGCTTGATATACAAGCATGCCCGGCCAGCCAGTGCAGTGCCTTGCTGAGAGCAGCCAAAAAATAGGTGAAATATATACGTGAGTAAGTGAACATGACAAGTATCAAGAAGTATGCACGACCGCATAGGAAGTCAGAAAGCTATATGTCCTAAATTTTTTATATTTTTTATGTAGAAAGTCGCAGGAATATCGATCCTTTTGACGAAAGTTAATTTGTGAAAGGAGAGATAATATTGGAAAATATACTTAAAGAGTCGGATGAATTTTTACTAAATGAAATGGATGAAGAAGTATTAAATGATGTTAATGAAGAGGAGGGTGAAGAAAAGAAGAAAAAAGAGGAGGAAAGGGTTAAGAAAGCTCAGGCGCTGTGGAAGGCTGTTCAAAATGAAGAGACTAAACATTTAACAACTAGAGTGGCAATGATTTTAAATAAGTACCCTGAAACAAGAAATTCAGACATAACTTTGCAAATTAGATATTGGCAAAGTTATAATGGTTTAACTGGAAATAGCGTCTCTTTAGAGAACTTATATAAGTATGAAAGGCTTACATCAATTGCTAGGGCAAGGGCAAAGATTCAAAATGAATATAAACTTTTTCTTGCGGACACTGGAACTAGGAATAGAAGAAGAGCGAAGGCTGACCAAGAGAAGGAAGCTCAACTTTTGGAGAAGCCGACTCATAAAATAATGAATATCTTTGCTGACGAAACCGGAAAAACAGCAGATTACATAATTGTAGGTGGGGTTTGGTTTTTAGAACCCCAGAGGATGGCAAGGTTACAAGCGAGTTTCCTAAAGTGGAGCAATGAACAAGATAAGAAATTACCGAGTGAATTCCATTTTAAAGAAATGGATAATAGGTCAGAAAGTGAATATAGAGCATATAAAGAGTTCTTCAACTTGATTCTTAAAAGTTCTGATATGGTTAGTTTTAAAGCGGTAGGAGTTAATAAAACAAAGTTAAAAAGAATGAAGGTAACAGATATCGTTAATACAATGTACTATCAATTAATCAGAATGGGGATTACTCATGAAATTGCTACTAATAGAATAGAACTCCCAAGACGACTTAATGTAACTAAAGATAAGGATGATGAGAGTTCTTTAGTGATCGAACAAATGAAACAAAATTTGCAGGATAAATTTAAAATCCATTATAGAGATAATTTATTACTTGATCAATTAGTTCCAGTAGATTCAAAGGAATTAATAGAATTACAATATGCTGATTTATTTACGGGCGCGTTAAACAGGAAATATAATTATAGAGATAGAACAAACAATAACAAGGATAAGCTTGCTAAATACATTCTTGATATATTGCAGGTTAAAGAAATTAAATATGATGCCAATAATGTAGATATAAATTATAATCTTGATCCTTCACAGGATCAGTCTGTTCTTATACTATTTGATTAATAACAAATCAATCTTAAGGGGGTAGGTGCTATGTAATGAACTGGGAAGACATCAGAAAGGAATACGAAACAACATCCATCACGCTAAAGGCATTAGCCGAAAAGCATGGTGTGAAGCTCGGCACACTCAAAAGCAGAAAGAGTCGAGAAGGATGGAGCAGGGATGCAACCAAACAAAAGGATGCATCCAAGGTTGCAACCCCAAAAAAGGATGCAACCGAAACTATAAAAGAAGAAAAAAAAGTCTTTGTTGAAGCCGAGGGATTAACGGACAAACAAAGGCTTTTTTGTATTTATTATATCAAAAGCTTTAATGCGACAATGGCAGCCATTAAGGCGGGGTATTCGCCGGACACAGCGCATGTGCAAGGAAGTCGGCTGTTGAAAAATGTTAAGGTCGCCGAGGAAATACGGAAGCTTAAAAACGAGATGCAACAAGGTATTTTTTTGGATGCAATGGATGTCTTGAATAAGTACATCCAAATTGCCTTTGCTGATATAACCGACTATGCCATATTCGGCAAAAAGGAAATCGAAGTAATGGGACCGTTCGGACCAATAAAGGACGCGGACGGGAATCTACTAACAAAAGACGTTAACTATGTTGATTTTAAAGAATCGGATATGGTGGATGGAACAATCGTTACGGAGGTTAAGCAAGGGAAAGATGGTATTTCCATAAAGCTTGCGGACAAGATGAAAGCCCTGGAGAAATTGGAGCTATACTTTGACTTGCTGCCCGACAAACATAAGCGGCGCATGGAAGAAGAAAAGCTCAAATTGGCTCAGCTAAAGGCAAACAGTACCGAGCAAGGTAAGCAAGAAAGTGAAGTTGCGGCCATGCTCAGGGCTATGGTGAATAAAGATGGAACTTAGCCCTAAGCAAAAGGAAGTATGGGATACTTTTGTCCATGAGAAACCCAAAATCCTACTTTGTAGCGGCGCAAAACGTGCTGGCAAGACCTTTATACTCATCCTTGCATTTCTCGCTCACGTGGCGAAATACGAAGGAATGGGATTGTCGTTTGTTATAGGGGGCGCCACGCAAGCTAGTATACGGCGGAACGTTTTGGATGACCTAGAAGTCATATTAGGTAAAGAGCTTAAACTAGATAAAACGAACGCTATCAGTGTGTTTGGGAATAAAGTGTACTGCTTTGACGGTGCAAATGCGGATGCTTGGAAGAAGGCGCGGGGGTTTACGTCTGCCGGAGCCTTTTTGAACGAAGCGACTGCGCTGCACGATATGTTTGTCAAGGAAGTCATATCAAGGTGCTCGTACAAGGGTGCTGTTGTCATGATGGACACCAACCCTGAGAACCCCGCTCATACGGTTAAAAAAGATTACATTGACAAAGACGGCCAGCGCCTATCGAATGGTCGTTTAAATATTAAAGCTTTCCATTTCACTCTTTACGACAATGTTTTCCTTGACCCAGAGTATGTGGAGTCTATTATCGCTTCCACACCTTCCGGCATGTTTACAGATCGCGATATTAATGGACTGTGGGTAGCTCCTGAAGGAGTCATTTATAAAGACTTCAACCGAAATAAGCATTTCATTAGCAAAGGTCAGATTCCAACGTCGAGAATTGAAAAATATTTCTGCGGCGTAGACTGGGGCTATGACCATCCTGGTGCGATTGTTGTAGTTGGAATGGACGATGAAGGGCGCTTGTACCTAGTCGAGGAACATGCCGAACGCCATCAGGAAATAGACTACTGGGTAGACATAGCGAAAGGTATCAAAGCGCGTTATGGGAATATTAACTTTTACTGCGACTCTGCACGCCCCGAACATGTCATAAGGTTCCGGCGTGAGGGATTACGGGCGATTAACGCGGATAAAGCAGTCATATCAGGTATTGAAGAAATTGGGCGTCTCTTTAAAAGAGATAGCCTTTTTGTCGTGGACGAAGCGAAGCGCTTCGAAGAAGAAATTTATCTATACGTTTGGAATGAAAAAACGGGTGAACCGATCAAACTTTGGGATGACGTGCTGGATGCATTGCGTTACGCCATTTATACGCATCTTAAGCCGAAAGCCCGGAGAACAGGGTAGGTGAGTATATGAAGTACGTCAAGGAGATTCAGGAACAGGGCATAACTGCCGAACTGATCGCACAGATCATCGACGAGAACAAAGTGGACAGCGAGCGCATGTTAAAGCTATACCAACGATATAAAGCCTGTGAAAATGCGGTGCCGATTTTGGAAAGGCGAGCGGTGACGTTTGATCACTTCGACACAAAGGCTATAAAACGGCTTGATGATAAGGTGAATAATCGGCTGAACAATCCCTTTGACGTGGACATTGTAGACACAAAAGTCGGATATATGTTCGGTCCGCCGATCGTCTATGATTACGACGATAAAGCGCAAGGTGCGAAGAAAGTTAAAGAGCAAATTGACATTTTCAACTTGCGCAACCATGTCGAAGATGCAGACGCAGAGCTGGGAAAAATGGCAACGATTTGCGGCAAGGCGGCGCGTTTGGCTTACATCGGTCCTGACGGAAATGAGCGCATTAAAAACATTGACCCATGGCAGGTTATTTTCATCGGCGATGATATACAAGAGCCTGTTTACTCACTTAGATATTACAAAGATGCGCAAGGGGCGCTACAAGTCGAATTTTACGACAACGAGAATATGGCCCTATTTACCGAAGATGCCAACGGGCTTAAACAAGTCCAAGAAACGAAACACATGTTTGATTTCAACCCGCTGTATGGGGTCGCGAACAACAAAGAAATGTTAGGCGACGCGGAAAGAGTACAGCAGCTTATTGATGCTTATGATCGTACCTTATCCGATGCATCCAATGAAATTGAGCAATACCGCCTAGCTTATTTAGTGCTAAGAGGGGTGGGCTTGGATGAAGAAACCATCGCTCAATTAAAGAAACACGGGGTTTGGGAACTGTTTGACAAAGAATCAGACGTTTCCTACCTGACAAAGGATATTAACGATAGCTTGATCGAACATCATTTAGACAGGTTGGAACGAAACATCATTAAGTTGGCCAAGTCAGTGGATTTTTCTGATGAAACATTCGGAACTTCTCTTTCTGGTGTGGCGATGAAATTTAAGCTTATGGCGTTAGAAAACAAATGCATTATGATGGAGCGCAAATTCACGGCTATGCTGCGTTATCAGTTCAAAGTCATTTTTTCGGCGTGGCGCAAGCGAAAATTAGTCCAAGTGAGCAAGGATGACTATTTAAAAGTATGGTTTGCTTTTTCCCGCAACCTTCCGGTTAACTTGCTGGAAGAAGCGAATACACAGCAGGCGCTAAAAGGCGTTGTGAGCGAGAAAACGCGGTTGTCTTTGTTCAGCGCTATTGACGACCCGGATTTTGAGCTAGAAGAGCTAAGCCGAGAACAAAATGAATATATGCAAGCTTACGGGAGTGTAGGTGACGAAGTCCATGGAGACACAGAGGACGATTGATGAAGCGCTAAACAAGGTGATTGACGCAACAGAAGGCTTCGTTGTACGGATATTCGGTTCCCTTCGTCGACGCATTTTAGATGCGCTGGCTTCATTGTTCCGCAAGTACAAAGAGCCAAACGTCCCTATACTCGACTCAGTGCGCAAATACAACCGTCTGGATTCCTTTATAAGCAAAGTGTCTGGCTGGATTGCGGAAGCGTATAAAAGCCTATTCAAGCGCGCGAATGATGACATTAAGACGGTTTACGAAGAAAATCATTTGCGAAGTGGACATTTGTTTGAGTTTGCTGCACAAAAAAGGCTTGGCTTTAAAAGACTTAAAGCAAAAGACATCCAAAAGGCGGTCAAGAACCCCATCCCAGAGCTGGAACCGGAAAAACAATACAACAAACAACGAGATGAAACAGCTTACCAAATTGCTATTGAGGTGCGCCAAGGCTTGCAAGCGGGGGAAGGGTACGAAGAGATTGCGAAACGCATTGAAAAACGCACAGGAATGGCTGAATACAGAGCTAAACGAACGGCGCGGACGGAAGCGCATCGAGTGCAAAACCAAGCCCGTTTAGATGCAGGAATGCAAGCCAGTAAGCGCACGAAAATGGTAAAGATGTGGGATGGGACATTAGATAGGCGTACCCGTCCGGCGCACAGAAAGCTGGACGGAACGAAAATAGCTCCAGAAAAGCTATTTGTATCCACTGCTGGCGGTGTAGGGCCTGCGCCAGGGTTAATGATGAATCCTGCCGATGATTGCAACTGTCGCTGTGCAGTTGTTTTTCTCGTAAATGGCGAGCTTCCGAAGCTCAGACGCGCCCGCCCTGGCAAGGATACGGAAGTCATACCATATCAGACTTTCGAAGAGTGGAAGGAGGCATTAGCCGGATGAAAAGCAAAGCTGAAATACTTGTCGATGTGCTAGCGATCACAAAGGACGAACCGAGTTATTTTGACGAAGTTTATAAAGAGCTAAAAAGAGAACTGGCTTTCGGAGAAACTTCCCGCCCGTTACCTAAGCGGGAAGATGAACGACGCTTATTACAAGAGCAAATCCATATGTTAGAACAAAAAGCGGCTCCTAGGCCGTTTAAATAAAAAAATTGACCTGTCACACGTCGTAAAACTGGGCGCGTACAGAGTGGACTTTTGTACACGCTGGACAAAAGGAGGATAACAAATGCCAACGTTAGAAGAAGTGAAGCAGTTTCTTGCAGAAAACAAGGAAGAAGATGATGTAAAAGCGTATCTTGAAGAACTTTCGGCCGTATCTGTTGATAAGGTGAAAGGGTTTCTTGATACAGATGAAGGGAAACGCTTATTGCAGCCACGGCTAGATCAACACTTTACAAAAGGGTTGGAATCGTGGAAAAAGAACAATCTGCAATCGTTGATCGATGAAGCGGTAAAAGCGGCGAACCCTGACGAAACGCCCGAACAAAAACGAATCCGCGAGTTAGAAGAAAAGCTGGCAGCAAGTGAAAAAGCGGCTGCTCGCAAAGAATTAGTCAACAAGGCTTTAGGAATTGCTGATGAAAAGAAGCTGCCTAAAGGGATTGTTGACTTTTTTGTTGCAGACGACGAAGAAACGACTCTTTCCAACTTGAGCAAATTCGAGGAAGTATACAACGCTGCCATTCAGGAGAAGGTCGAAGCGGAATTCAAAAAGGCAGGGCGTGAAGTAGACAGCGGTTCCGCTGCTGCTGGCGACAGCTCGTACGGGAAGCTATTGGCTGAGCAACAAACAGCAGATGAAGATTTAGCTGCTGCTCGCGATAGCTATTTCAAATAACAAAGGGGGAAAACGAAATGAAATTTACGGAAACAGTTTATAGCAACAAAAAAGAGATTCTCAAATTCCCAGATCACTACGTAAACATTGCGGTTACGGTGAGTGACCAAGACGCGATCACGGTCGACGGAAAGAAAATCGTTCCTGCCGGAACCATTTTAGGTGGCGGCTTTCTCGCGGATGACACGGTCGAAGCGACGAGAGCTGAAACTACGGAAGAAGGGGTATCGAATGCGGAGGGCATCTTGTTTAACGATGTCGACGTAACGCATGGCCCAGCAAAAGGGGCGGCGCTTATTCACGGTTTCGTCGCAATTGATAAGCTACCAGAAGCACCAACAGCAGAAGAAGTAGCAGCATTAAAACAAATTACATTCATTAAGTAACAGAAAGGATGACAATAAATGCCAACTATTTTTGATTATGTAAATGCCAATGAAATTGCGGCTTACTATACAAAAGCACCGTCTAACCAAACACCTTTTTTAGGCGCTACACTCTTTCCGCCGCGTAAGCAAGTGGGTCTTGATCTAAGCTGGATTAAAGGGGCAAACGGACTCCCGGTTGCTCTAATGCCTTCTGAGTTCGACGCGAAAGCTACTCTCCGTGATCGCATCGGATTCAAGAAAGTAGAGACGGAGATGCCTTTCTTCCGCGAAGCGATGCGGATTGGAGAGAAAGACCGTCAACAGCTGCTGAACTTTGTCTCGACAAATAACCAAAGCTTGATTCTTCCGTTTGTCAATCGTATTTACGATGACGCGGCCACACTGATTGCGGGTGCGCAAGTTCAGCCGGAGCGGATGCGTATGCAACTGTTGTCGACCGGTCAAATCGCGATTAGCGCGAACCGAGTAAACTACGACTACAACTACGGCATGCAAAAAGAGCACAAAGAAACGCTAACTGGCGAAGCTGCTTGGTCTGATACGGCTAAATCAACGCCTGTGCAAGACATTCAGAAATGGCAAGACCAAGTTGAGGAAGATACAGGCGTACGTCCTACAAACGCGATTCTCTCGCGTAAAACGCTAGGTTACTTGATGGAAAACAAATCGATTCGATTGGATTTGAACCCTATCGGCGGCGAAAACATCATTATGACTGAATCCATGATTCGTCAATATTTGTCGAATAAGATCGGTCTTAATATCGCTGTGTACAACAAGAAGTTTAAGGACGAGACAGGCGCTGTTCAGCAGTTCTTCCCTGATAATGTGTTTACTCTGATTCCTGACGGCAACCTAGGTAACACGTATTTTGGTACAACACCTGAAGAAGCCGATTTGATGAACGGAAACACTGATGCACAAGTACGAATCGTTGATACAGGTATCGCTGTAACGACGATTAAAGAACCGCATCCTGTCAATGTGGAGACGATTGTATCAGGCATTATGCTTCCATCGTTTGAGCAATTAGACAACATTTTCATTGCTACAGTGGCATAAGAGGGGGCGAAAACCCCTCTTTTTTAGGAGGTAGGAAGATGAGCGCGAAAAAAACAGAGGTTGAATTTTTAACGAACGTCAAACACAACGACAAACGATATTCGGCTGGTGAAACGGCTAAGTTTACGAACGCCGATTTAGAAATCTTAAAGGCCGCTGGAGTTGTTCGGGAAAAATGACACTCATCGAGGAAGTAAAAGCGATTATGCAACGCAGTGCTAGCGACGAATACTTAAATGTCATGATACCGTTGCTCGAAGATTACGTGAAGGATGAGTGTAACAACACGTTTCGTAAGAATGGAAAAACCGTCTACCCTGGCGGTGTGAAAATCTTTATCGCCAAGGCGTGTGAACATAATTTAACCGTTTCTGGTGTCTCTTCTAAGCGACTGGGCACCGTTTCTTACTCGTATGATTTGGACTTTCCTGAGTCACTCAGGAGGCTTCTGAATCCTTATAGGCGGGTGAGGTTTCATGCTTTTTGACGACATGCTCATACACAAAGCAGCCATTCTGGAACTCGACATGGTTGACGACGGAGAGGGCGGACAAATAGAGGAGTGGGTTGATTCTGGCAATCGTTTGTCGTGCTTATTTGATACGCCATCCAGTGCGGAACAGTATCGATATGCCAAATTAAACAAACAGATCAGCCGCAATATGTTTTATTACCCAACTGATCTCGTCACGCCGAAGTCGCGCATACGGGACGAGAACACAAAGGTTGTCTATGAGCAAGTGAGCAAGCCAGACGATCAGGGCGGGCAAGGAGAAATGTACCAGCTTGCGCTGCTCGAGGTGGAAAATGGGGCTTAAATATGGGCAGATGAAGCTTGCAGCTTTCTTCAGCCGCAAGAAGCGCGAAATATTAAGGGAAATCAACCAGGCGATTGAAGATACTGCACAATACATTCAAGCCCAAGCGATGCTTTTGGCTCCTGTCGACAAAGGGAACTTAAAAAACAGCATTCAAATTTACTATTTGCGCGGTGGTACGGCTGCCGTCGTACAAGTGGAAGCCGATTACGGAATTTATGTGGAGTATGGGACAGGCATATATGCAGTAAAAGGGAACGGACGGAGTACGCCATGGACGTTTTATAAAGGCGGAAAGTTTTACGCCACACGAGGACAGCGAGCGCAACCGTATTGGAATCCAGCGCTTGATTTAGGCCATGCCTACTTTAAAAGAAGGGTGGCGGCAATACGTATATGACAACAAAACTAGCGGTGCGAGCCGTCAATAAGGCGATTATACAAGCTTTAAAAACAAACGATGAAGTAAAGGCGCTTGTGGATGATCGAGTCTATGCAAGAGTGTCGGAAGGAACCCCATTCCCTTATATCCGCGTTGGGGAATCAAATGTACTGCCTTACGATACCAAAACGAGTTTTGGCGAACAAGTGGCGTTTGTGGTGCATGCATGGAGCATAAAACCGACGAACACAGAAGTGTTCGCTATGCTTAATGCCGTACACCGTGCATTAACATCCATAACCACTATTCCTGATTTTTCGCTAAGAAGCGTCGGCCGTACCAATTACGAGGTATTTGATGACATAGACGGGAAAAGCGTACACGGCGTTTACCGTATTCAATATATAGTCAATAACAAGGAGTGATTTAGATGAGAAGTGGTAGCGACTCGTTTTTGATTATTCAAAGCACTTCCGCAGCGATTGGCGACCCTGGCGCTGTACTTGGCTTTGAAACAGAAATGACGTGGGGATTTGAAAACGAAATTCTCGACGAAATGAGTAAAGAGGGACGTGTAGTAGGGTACGGAGACACAAGCGAGAGCGTTGAGTTTACAGCCTACCACGATACCCAAGACCCTGCTCAAAATGCTGTTATGAGCGCACTAGAAAATAAAGAGCAAGTAAAGGTTTGGAAGGTTGATAAACAAAAAAATGCCAATGGCAAGCATAGCGCGCGTTTTGCATATGCGATTGTGGAATCAATGGAAATGACGGCTGCATCAGATGGATTCCAAGAATATACAGGCTCCTTGCAGGTGCTTGGCAACTCCAAAAAAGGTGAGCTAGACAAAATTCCGGAGAAAATCCTGTCCGGTCTTAACTACGATTTCGAAGAGCCTGGAGAATACACAGGAGAAATCGGCAAAAATCATTCAAAAGGAGAAAATCCACCTCCATCAAATCCCGGCGATTCAGAATAAGATTTACACGTTTAAATAGTTAGAGAGGGCATAACCGCCCTCTTTTTTATTACCCAACAGAGGAGAAATGACAATGGCGATTGTACTATCTGTTAACGAAAAGGATTACGAAGGTAAGATTTCTTTTAAATTCAATTCTCTAGCGAATGAAAAATACAGTGAAACAGACAAAGAAGGCAACCAGGTTGACGGGTTTAAGAAGATTTATGGCGGTTTACTTGATGGGGATGCCAGCTACCTCATTGCTTTTTTTGACTGTGCGTTTGCTCATCTAAAAGATAGACCATCTTTGGAACAAATCGAGACGGCGCTAGATAAATACGTGGAGGTCGACAAGCTAGACGATGTTTTTGCATCTGCCTTTGTCGCATTTGACCAGTCGGGTTTTTTCAAGAGACGCATCAAGAACTTTTGGAAAGAATATGGAATGCTCGAAAAAATGGGTGGCGACGAGAAAGAACAAAAACAGTTCAGCGCGGCGTACAAACTGCAAGTCGAGAAACGCGAAGAGTATTACGGGAAAAGCAAGAAAAAATAGACCATCTACAAATATTCGAGGATTGTGCCAGGTATCTTGGTGTTTATGACCAAGACCTGATATTGTCCTGGTCCCCATCCGAATACCACGCTTTTATTCGTGGGGCGAAACATAAAGAAGTGGACCAATTAGAAGTATTGAGCATTAGCGCTATTTTCCAGCGCGTAGCAAACAACAAAAAAGGGAGAGTCAAGCCGCATCATCTTTACGATGCACAAAAAATGCATAAACAGATTGATGCAAGTAAAGACGGCGGCCAATCTCATAAGAAAGTCAATCCATTGCCTTTTGACCCTAATCGGTTTAGGGCTGCAAAAAAAGAGCTGGACAACCATTTCAACAGAAAGGGGCGGTAACTATGGCAACAGAACGCATGCGGGTGGAAGTGGATGCGATCATTCGTTCCTTTCAACGGAAAATGAAACAAGTGGAAATGACAGCGAAAAAGGCTGTCCGACGTGCCGAAAAGCCAATTGACGCTGACACAAGCAAGGCACTATCCAAAATAGCTCGATTGGTGGCCGTTACTAAAGCAGCGTTAAAGCGCGAAAAGAAGATCATTGACGCTGACGTATCCCGTTATTTGCGCAAAATGGGCACCTTGCTTGCGGTAAACAAAGCAATGGAGCGATCGAACAAAGGGCTGTGGAACGCACTTTCTCAGGATGTAGATGTGTTCCAGCAGCGCTTGAATAGACTTGCAACGAACATCCGCTCGATTGGGACAGTTCTTACAAACGTATTTAGTGGAACGCTTATTTCGAACCTATCCATGCTTGCGCCGATTATTGCCACCCTTACCGGCGTGGTTGCGACACTAGGAAATGCTCTTGGCGTTGTCGCTGGTTCTGCGTTTGCGCTAGTTACAGCTATAGGGTTTGCTGGTGCTGCTTTTGTCGCATTTGCAGCAGTTGCAGTCCCTGCCATTAGTGCTGTATTTGAAGAAGGGGCCAAGCTTACCAAACAACAGAAAAAGGCTAAAAAAGCCTTTGACGACTTTACCAAAACTTATAAAAAAATGGCCAAGGCACTAGAAAATCCTGTTCTTGAAATTTTCACCAAGGCTATGAATACGGCGACACGCGCTTTAAAAATGGCAGAACCATTGTTTGAATCTGCCACAAAGGCCGTTGATCGTTTAATGGATTCTCTGTCAAAATCGCTCGAAACGCCTCCTATACAGAAGTTTTTTGACACAATGAACAAAGAGGCAGGGCCGTTTTTTGAGACGGTCATGCAGGCGGTTGGATACGCATTACAAGGGCTTATGTCTCTCATGGTTGCATTTGCACCTTTGGCAAAGTCAACAGCTAATGGATTCCGCGACATGATGAAAAGGTTCAGTGAATGGGCTTACGGCTTACAGTCTTCTACCGCGTTCCAGAACTTTGTCGACTATGTAAATACGAATATGCCAAAAGTAAGAAGCATTTTTGGCAATGCTATTTTAGGAATCATTGACTTGTTTGCGTCATTCAGTGGCCAATCAGAAGATTTTTTAACAGCTACTGATAACGCCATGAAAAGGTTCCGGGAGTTTGCCCGAACCCTCGATGAAAATAAACAATTCCAGCAGTTTTTGCAGTATATCAATGAAAATGCACCGAAAGTCATGGACCTTATAGGCAATCTGACCATGTTTATTGTTAATCTAGGTATTGGGCTAGCCCCGCTTGGTTCCATTCTTCTCGACTTGATGAATGGTTTTTTGTCGTGGGCGAATAGCTTAATGGAAAGCCATCGGTGGGTAGGTGTACTAGCGTCAGGAGCATCGCTTTTAGTGGGCGGATTTATGATTTTGGCGCCGATTATCATTTTTATTCAAACAGTGTTTGGTGGTTTGGTTCAAACGCTGATGAACCTTGCAATAAATGGGTTTGAGTTTTTGAAGAAACATGTCACTAAGCTATTGAATCCGGTCAATTTGTTGCGTAACGGTATTAGTTTTCTAGGAACGGTTTTTGGCGCGCTAAGTGCCCCCATCCTGTTCGTGATAGGTGTTGTGAGCTTATTAATTGCCACATTTGTTCGTATGTGGAACGAAAACGAAAATTTGCGTAACGGTGTGATGACCGCGTGGGAAACCATTAAAACGACAATTTCCGAAGTCGTTTCTACTGTCACTGAATTTGTTATGGAAATTTGGGGGCAGATGGTTGCTTGGTGGAACGAAAATAACGAACAGATACTAGCCACCGCTCAACGTGTTTGGGACTTCGTTTATGGAGTCATTTCTGAATCCATTTATGGGGCTTGGGACATTATTGTCTCGGTTTATGAGCTGTTAAAACCGTACATCGAATCCGTTTGGGAAAACATAAAGACTGTAATCGAAGCCGCTTGGAATATCATTAAATCTGTTGTCCAAAACGGAATGGAAATTATTTTCGGCATCATCGAATTTACGATGGCCGTCATTAATGGAGATTGGTCCGCTGCATGGGATGCAATCAAAGACATCGTCGGCAATGTTCTGGAAATCATCTGGGATATTGTTAAAAACATTTTCACAGCGATTTGGGAGATTATCAAAGAAACCGCCAGTGGCATGTGGGATACCATCAGGGAATACTGGGATAAGTTTTGGCAAAAAATCAGCGAAGTTGCTTCCAAGATCAGGGATTGGGTTGTTGAAAAGTTCGAAGAACAAAAAGAACGACTGGATAGTATCTTGCCTATGATTAAGGCAATTATTAGCCAAAAATGGGAAGAAGCTAAGCAAGCAGTGAAAGAAAAGCTGCAACAGATGGTAGCGAATCTTATCGCTAAGTTCTTTGAAATGCGGGATAACGCAAAGGCTAAAGCCGCCGAACTTGTTTCAAACGTTATTCAAAAGTTCAACGAAATGAAAGAAAATGCAAAATCGAAGATTAAGGAAATGGTCACAAATGCCATTGACAAATTCATTGAGTTTAAAGACGAAGCTATAAAAAAGGCAGGCGAAGCGAAAGACGAGGTCGTCCGCATTGTCTCTGAATTTCCGGGTAAAGTACGCGAATTCATAAGCGATATGGTCAGCGCCGGCGGCGATTTGATTAATGGCCTAATCGATGGCGCAGTAGGAATGGCTAGTAGTGCGATAAACACCGTATCAGAAATAGCCGGGGACATGGTAGATGCAGCTCTAAAATTCTTCAAGATCAAATCACCTTCTCGTGTATTCCGTGAAATCGGTATGTTTGTTTCCGAGGGCTTGGCGGTTGGTGTAGCTAAAAACGCTGTGCTTGCCGTTAAACAAGTTTCGGATATGGCACGAGGGATGACCGATGCATTTTCTCCTGATTTGGCTATCGCAGATATGCGTGCCTCTGCCGTTTTAGACACGTCCATTTCGAGCGGTGACATGCGAGGTATTAAACAAGGTATATCGGCCGAAGTGTCCGATTTCGAAATGCCGGAAGCTCAAATTGTTGTACACAATGAATTTATCGGTGGCGAGCTCGTAACGTATGTCAATCAACAAAACGCTCGGAACACCCGCAAAAATAGATGGTAAGGAGGGAGAAGGATGGATGCGATAATAGAGCGCCAAGATGGACAAAGAGTCCACTTGGCTGATCTGGGAATAATCGTCCTTGATATTCGCATCCCCGCTGCCACCATTTCATCGTACGGAACTAACGTTCCGGGCAGGGCTGGCAAAGTGGATAAAGGGTCGGATTATACTGGGAGAACACTTGAAATCGATTTATTGAAAATGGGCCAAGACCTAATGGATTTCCCGTTTATACGCAATCAAATCCACTATTATTTAGGGGGAAAAGATTGGGTGTGGCTATATGAAGGGCGATCACTTGGTATGTGCTATGAGTTTGAGCAGCCAGGGCAGGAGAGCGTAAACCCGTTCGAGGTCGACAATGACTATATTTACGGGATGCGCTACAAGATACGGTCACAAGGTGGATTTAACGTTGACCAAATCACTAAAAATGGGCGGGCGACTGTAACATTCGACTTAATTGAGCTGCCGTTTGCTGAGAGTACAGCTACCACCTTACACCCCTTCATCCTTGACACAAAGGACAGCGTCGAAACACAGGCGATTTGGACAGTCGACCGCGCCCAATTGTTTGATGAAATACCCGTTTATACGGTCAAAGGGTCTGGCGAATTCAGGATTTACAACGGTGGAACTGAAGAAGTCGACCCTGATGAAGGGATGTATCTGGTCATCACGCATAAAGGGGCTAGTGATGGACTTACCATAGATAACCTCACCAACGGCAGTCGATTTAAATACCTTGATTCGACAAAAACGGCGGATTATCTCGTTGTTAACGGGACGGATGTCACCAAAAACAACGTAAACGTTGTGAGGCGAACAGAACCATCCTTACTTACGCTTTCGGAAGGGTGGAACCGCATTAAAATCAGCAATTCATCAGGCGGAGAAACTTCTTTTGATTTCCGTTGGTATTTCAGGTAAGGGGGCACTGAAATGACGAAAGTTGCCCGGTTTATAGATTTAGAGGGCCGTGCTTATAATACGAATGGAATCATCAGCATAAAAAAAGAAGAAGCTTTGAACGAAGCGATTATGCTGCAAGTTGACCTTGAGCGGACAAAGGAAAATGACCGTTATTTTGACAACATTAGTTACTATTGGTCATTTGAGTTTGACGGCAAAGTATATAAGATTACAGCCATTTATGACGGGGTCAAAGGTGAGACTTATGACCGCAGTTTTGACATGATTCACGAATCTATGGACGATCTGAGAAGCCATTTCGTGGATGCGGAAGTAAACAACACTCGTAGCTTCTCGCAGATCATGGACATCATCTTTAAAGATTCCGGCTATACTTGGCGACAAGTTAGCGGGTCTTTTGCAAACTTAGATTTTGAGAACTGGGGTATGGACCAGGCGACTAATCTAATCGACAATGTTCAAGGTCGATGGGGCTTTGAATACGAGATTGATGATGTGGCAAGGGAAGTTGTTTTCCGTGACAAAGTCGGCACCAATGCGAACTATCGTTTGCGATACAAACTTAATTTACTCAGTTTAGACCGAGAAATTGACGCAATCGATTTTAAGACGCATGGAATTGCTTACGGGAATGAAGGAAAACCACGAGTGGAGTACACTTCGCCGCTTGCGGAAAAGTACAAGCTGCGCACAGGTGGTTACCGCTCTATGGGGTTTACGGATAACCGATTTAGGCATGCTGATTCATTGTATAACTTGCTTAAAAAACGTGTTGATTCCACATTGCGATTGGCGCTGACAGTCAAGCTTATAAACCTGCAAAGGGCTGGCTATTCAAAATTCGTGCCTAGGGTTGGCGATTATATCCTTTTGTATGACCCGCGCCTAAACATCGATTTAGATGTGCGGATTGTAAAAATTACAAGTGAATACAACAAGAATTTGGAAGAAATCAATACAGACGTTCAACTTTCCAACTTCTCGACTGTTGACGAAGTGCAAAAGGCACAAGAAAGGGCGCTTAATGACATACAAGGCGTGTTTGAAGGCGCTAAAAGTTTGCCTAACACCGCTATGTCAAGAGCGACACAACAAGCTGTGCGCGACGTACAAAATACCCAAACCGAGGTTAAATTCGGTGAAGGCATCAATGGTATGCAGTTGATCGATAAGGATAACCCCAACTACGTTGTACAACTGACTAGCAAAGGAATTTTGCTATCAGAAAATGCCCTAGAAACAGCAGTGACAGCCATAACCGGTCGCGGCATTATAGCAGAGGCCATACTAGCCGGGACTATCACCCAAGCGGGCTTAAGGTCTATCACGATAGGCAACGGCTACATTACTAGTTACTATGACAAACGGCCGACAATCGGATTTGGTCAATGGGCCATTGATTTTTACAATATGGACGGCAGTACAAGTGCTCAGTTTTACCCAAACCAAATGGTCGGACACGATAACACAAAAGGTACTTCCATAACAGTTGAGACGGATAGCTTTTATAGCGTCAACTATAACTATTTTGCCGATAGCAGTTCTCCTTTCTTTCCTGTGTACATTACATCGATGCAAATGGGCTATACAACTGTAGCAGGTGCACCAAAATCACAAGCGGCTGAAACTCGTTTGAATCTTATTGCTAATGCCGGAATGATTGGCGACCACAAACTTTATGGTTCGCGGGATACCGATCAGGCGGCAATCTCATTGGTTAAGAGCCGTACAGCAAACTATGTTGACCTGTATTTTGGTGGATATACGAACCGAGATAACAGCTATTTGACGTTTTATCACAATGCAAGCGAAACAACTGTATCGCCTGTTATGCGCATATACAAAGATGCTGTTCGCTCGTATGTTACGCACTATTTTGCTGGTCTCACTGGCCGAATAGAACCATACAGTAACGGAATGTCGTTGCTATATGGGGATGGTAATCAGCAATTAGAGATTCGCATGGTGGGAGATCGTATACAGTTCTTTACCCGTGGACAGTTGAAATTCACTATTCCGGACGACGTGGACACGATTTTCGATGCCTTAAATAACAGATAAAGGGGAAGCGTTATGTTTAAGCGGTTTGCGGAGGAAATGAAACCTATTCAGCAACCAAAAGAATTCGAAAAACCGATTGAAGAGCCAAAAAGCATAAAAATATCGATGGCGGTGAAGGAAGATGGAGAAACAACCAAAACAGCAACAAATTAAAGCGGATGAAAAGATGCTAATTGCCCGTATGGCGCAAGAAATAGGGGAATTAAGATCACAAAACATAGAATTGAGTTGCATTATTGACCAATTGGTAGCTAAGTTGAACGAACAAAAATAGGGGGAGCTTCGACTTATGAAAACATTACCAATGAAGCCTTTGCGTCTGCATCCAGACAAAATGAGCCTGCCACAAATAAGAGCAACGAACAATTACAATTACAAACTAATCAATTCACATTTCGGGTTGTTGAATGAGAAGTTTAGTCATGCGATCGACGAAGTATCAGAAAGAGCGTTTGATAAAGTAGTAGACCGCGCAAAAATCGATTGGCTGTCGCCTGTCGATACATTTGACGACTTGGCTAAGAATTACCCGGATGCTAAAGAAGGCCAGACGGTCATGGTACGAGACACCGGTAAAATCTACCGCATGACTGATGGCGTTTGGAGAGAAATACAGGACATTGACCCTACGGCAATTAACGAGGTGGATGCGCGCCTTACTGAAAATATAAGTGAAGTAGCGGCTGGAGTGGCGTCTTGGATTGACGAAAACGGTACCATGAGACCGCCGAAGTTTCAGAGAAAGCTATTTGAACCGTTTGTGGGATGGGGAGATACAGAGCTTTTCCCTTCCGCCGCAACCGCGCCGCAAGGTCTGGCTCAAGTAACCATTAACGGACAAACGAAAATTTTTATGTTATCAAGAGTAGCAGGCTCTGCATGGAGCGTGGATGAACGGTCAAGAATTGTTGAATTTAACTTAAGCGAGGATGGCGAAGAAGTTCAACCTGTCGCCTACTCACAGCCCCTTAAGTTGGGCCATCAAGGTTTGTCGGCTTTAGTCGAAAATGGTCGAGTGTATCTGTTTTCGGGCGCAAACACAGGGGGCGGGCTAAACTCCCAAAAGGGATACTCCAAAATTGAGTGGCGGGGTTCGGAGACGAGCGATAAAGACGTGGTAACGTATCGTCTGTTTGGAGATGCAGGAAGTGGCCATTTGTTGCAAGATCACTACCGCAGTACTCCCTGTGTATCGAGTGACGGGCAACTTGTCATTTTGTCCACACAAGGGACATGGGAGGGGAATGTCCGTTATTGCGTCGTTTATAACCGTATGGAGATAGAAGATGCGGATATTCCCGCCGAAGTCATGCCGATTAACGTGTTTAAAACACCCACGCCGACTAGTGACAATACCCATATTGTGCAGGACGTGGCAAGTGATGGGAAGTATCTGTTTATACTACGTGGCGGTGTGCATCCGCTCGGTGCAAACGTTATACAAATATTTGAGGTTACAGGCTATGAAGTAGGTTCGTTTAATGCTGATCTATCTTTAGGCGACTATAGCGAGGCTGAGTTGTTAGGGGGCGCATCTGATCTCGGGATACCTGTGCAACATGAGCCAGAAGGAATCGATGTCAAAGATGGCCAGTTGTTGGTTTTGTCAACAGACGTCTGGCGCCAGAACTGTCCGATTGTATCGCATGAAGGTAAAAATTACGCAATGATTGCTGGTCAAGAATTACAAGGGGGCAGGCAGCCGAACGCAAGCACAGACTGGATTGTTACAAATAAATCAGCAACACAAGGAGAATGGTCTTCGTCAACGGTTTATAAACCCGGAGAGTATAGTAAACGTGGGAAGGTAGTGCATTCTCTCGGGCATCGTTTAACTGTCCAGGCCATGTCCGCAAAAGGAATATCTAGCGCTGTGCAACCACGTCAATCAACAGCCTCAGTACACATACCAGGCAGTGCGGTTGATGTAAGTATACCTTACGGAGATGCCTTTCAGATGGCTCAATATTCCGAGCTTGGACAATTTTTTCGGTATATGCTAACTATCAACAACATGAATAGCTTTCGTTTCTATGATTTTCGCGACGGGGCGGATAATTCAAACCACTCGTCTATAACAGTAGTTAGGCACAGCGGTCGTGTGTACACGGAAATTCGCGCGAAAAGTACTCACTTTGAGGGTGGGGGAATTAACCTTTACGGCAGTGATGATAGCACCGGTGTTGCGGGGAGTACGCTTATTTACTCGCACAACAAAGAAAACAATGAGTCGCATAATGTAAGGCTACAGGCAACAGGAGCGTTTCGGCCGGGGAAAGATGGGACTCAAAATTTAGGAACAGCCAGTTATAGATGGAACAACATCTATGGGTCTAGCGACACGATTAATACATCTGACCGCAGGCTCAAACAGGACATAAAACCGATACCAAACGAGGTTTTAGACGCTTGGGCAGATGTAGAATTTGTTCAATATCGGTTCAAGGAGGCGGTGCTTGAAAAAGGAGCTGACGCTAGAATACATGTGGGACTCATCGCTCAGAATATTTACGAAGTATTTGAGGCTCACAGTTTAAACGCATTCGATTATGGCCTTATTGGCTACGACGAGTGGCCGGCACAGGAGGAAGTCCAAGACGAGTCCGGGAATGTTGTTCAGGAGTCAAGGAAAGCTGGCAGCATTTGGTCAGTTCGGTTTGATGAATGTCAATTCTTAGAGCTAGCTTTGCAACGAAGAGAAATGGAAAGACTCAAAGCCCAGCTAGCTAGCTTGCAAAAGTAAAAAAAGGCGTCCCAACGGGCGTCTTTTATATAAGGAGTGAACAAAAAATGGGATTTGTTTGACGTGGTTTAAAAAAGGAGACGTGAATAAAGGCTCTTGTGAAGGATTTCCCCCATTTTTGTCGAATTAAGTAATTATAAAAAGGGGGAATTGATATTCTTTATTCGGAATTTAAAGATTCAGTAAAAAAATCACTAGATGAATACTTTAATAAAATTAGCGAAATTAAGTTTGAATTAGAAGGAAAAGGTAGATTGATGTTTCCGAATATTCTTCTATTCACTAAAACAGAAGAGCATTTCATATTTGAATTAATTGGGGCACAGGAAAAATATACTGGTTTAACCGTAAAACAGCATATTGCAAAAAACACAAATGAATATTTATATCAGTTTAAAGAAGACCCCAAGCAGTTCGCTCAAGGCAAGCCTATAGTAACGTTTACAGGTAGCTGTCACGGAATAGTATCAGGTAAACTGGCTCGAAGATCTGATGAAAAGAAATTTGAAGAACGGTTCGGTAAAATCGACAAACAAGGGGTTAGATTAGTAATTGACGACAAAAATGATGGACCTCTTATTAGTTTCGCTGAGGATTTTTTATCGTGTTATCTTGTAGACGTGATGCTAATAAACAACCAATCGGAAGTTTATAGAGTCAAAGATATTTTATCAATGATGATTGTAAGCCATAATTATAGCAAGAGAAATTTAACTGAAGAACTTGAGTATTTATTACGATTCCCTGTAAATTACACTAACGAACTATTCGGAATTAAATATTGCGAAAGCGAAGATATAGAGAAATTACAACTCGCAAGTCAATTTGCTAATTTATTTCTTATTCCAGGGTTGCGCGAGACTTCAATTGGAGAGTTCATCAAATTAAATGGTAGTTTTCTAAAATCGGCTTTTGAATGTAGTGATTTTCTATATGAAAAGGAATTCCTTTGGTTAGAAGGAAACCCAGACCCTTTGGAAAAGTCTATAAATCCAGATTTATTAATTAAAAGATCTGACGGACTATATGATATATGTGATTTAAAAACACCTAAGCTTGATAAAAAAAATCTCACTCAAGGTGGGCATAAAAGAAGACGGTTCCATGATTATATTGATGAAGGATTAGCCCAGTTAGCTAACTATGACGAATATTTCACATTCAGTAAAAATATTGATTGGGCATATAAAGAATATAAAGTTCGGATGGATAACCCGTTATTATATCTCATCGTAGGGAATTACGAAAACTTAAACAGTGAACATATTAGGGAGGCATCAAGGCATTTAAAAGATCGTTACAGAATAATCGATTTCGATACACTGTATTCAATGTATATAAATAAATCTTTAAATAAATAGTGATGGGGGTGGATATTTAAAGTCATTATTCATATCCGATAATGAATACTCAATGATCTTAGAAGCACTTCGGTACACAAGATATGTTAAATTTTTGAATGAAGAGAGGTAGGCGCAGGAAAGCGTCTATCTTTTTTTGTGAAAAAAGTGCCGGGTAAGCATCAGTATGCTCCCAATAAAGACACAGAGGAGAGGGACAATGCAGCAGGAGGTTAAAAGAGTGGATTACCACGAAAAAGAGATTTTAGAGCTAAAATCAGATGTAAAATCTCTTGAAAAGGATGTTATTAAATTAAAGACCCAAACGGTACAACACTCAGAGCAAATCAGTTCAATTAACCGGACCCTAGGGACAATTGAAGAGAACACAAGATGGATAAAAAGGACGATCACAGGAGCAATCATCACCGCAATTATTAGCGGGGCGATTGCTCTTTTATATGCAAATATATGAACCCTCGCTGTGAGACTCAGCGAGGGATTTTTTATGAGGAGATGATCGAATGGAAGAAGTTTTGTTGTTTGCAACGGTGCTGGCTCCTATTGTGTTAGCGCTGGTGGAGCTGGTCAAGAAGACGGTGGACTTGCCAGTCAACTTATTGCCGCTGATCGCTTTGGTTATTGGGTTGCTAGTAGGTGCAGCCGCATCGCCTTTTACGGATTTAGACATTGTCTTGCGACTATGGGCAGGCGGATTTGCAGGATTGTCGGCTACAGGGCTTTTTGAACTAGTTAAAGATCGTGTAGGTACAACAAAAGGGGGAAAACAATAATGACTAAAATCTTCATCGATCCAGGACACGGCGGCAGCGATCCAGGTGCGGTAGGGAATGGCATGCAAGAGAAGAATTTAACGCTTTCGATTTCGAGGCAAATTCGCGATATGTTAGTGACTGAATATGAAAATGTGGAAGTGCGGATGAGCCGAACAGGCGATACGACTCTATCTCTGACCGAACGTACCAACATGGCAAATAACTGGGGCGCTGATTATTTTCTATCGGTGCATATCAATGCAGGAGGCGGAACTGGCTTTGAATCGTTTGTTCATACATCGCAATCGAGTGGATCGGTTCGGGCGCAAAATATTATCCACCCGGCGATTATGCAACAAATCGGCGGAACGGATCGAGGAAAGAAAAACGCTAATTTTGCGGTGTTGCGGACTTCAAAAATGCCGGCCATTTTAACGGAGGTACTTTTTATTGATAACGCCAACGATGCGGCCAAGCTCAAAGATCCAGCCTTTTTGACTCGTGCAGCTCGTGGTCATGTAGATGGATTGGCGCAAGCGTTTAATTTGCAGCGCAAAGGTGGGGCTAGCAAGCCTGGTGCAAACAAGCCTAAACCAACTGCACCAAAAGGCGATCAAAAGACGACCAGTTTAGTTGATTACCTTAAATCCATTAATGTGGACAGTTCTTTTTCTAATAGGGCTAAACTTGCTGCTACTAACGGAATTAAGAATTATGAAGGCACAGCTGCCCAAAACACTCAGCTGCTAAACATATTGCGCGGTGGGGGCGCGGCAAAAACAACAAACAGCAAACCTAAGCCAAAAAGCGGCGAGGGTATTGTTGATTACATGAAGCGTGTGGGCATGGATAGCTCTTACGCCAATCGCGCAAAGCTGGCTCAACAATATGGGATTAAGAACTATGAAGGCACAGCTGCCCAAAATATAGAGTTGCTTAAAAAGATTTCAGGCTAAATAAAACAAGCCCCGTGCTATAGCGGGGGGCTTGTTTACTAGTCACAAGACTCGCAGCTAACGACTTTTATGATTCACCATTGTAGATCAAGTTAAAATATCCCTATCCATAAGCCTAAAATAACAGAAAAAAGAGTGAATGTTATATAAACCGCTTTAAACTTCTTCATTTTTTCCTTTAGGCTTAATTCCCCATTCACCACATATATGTCATAGAAGTCAAACGCGTTGAAAATGGGACCTAGTATGATACAAAGCACAAGTACCACTAATATGAATGCAACGATCGCCATTGAATCATACCATTTGCTAGCTATTTCAAGGCCCACTGTATAGCCTATGAGAAAGACAGCAATCATATAAAGCGGCAATAGAACAAAAGCAACAAGCTTGTTTTTTCGGCTTAATTTGATTTCTTTTCCATTTATATTTTTCATGAATCCCCAATCCATTGCTTTATTGTCTTTTCATAGAGCCACCCAATTGGCCCTTCTGGTGTTCTATCTTCATAATCCGTCATTGTTGCTTTACCGTTTTTATCAACTTGTACATAGATTCTAGTGTCCCATGTTTGCCCTTCATCGGTGCTAATCCAGAGAATCCTTTCTTCTGTCCCAGCGGAAGGGATAGGAGTGGTAACTATTGGGACACCTGATAATAAACCGGAAGTGCCGAAAACATATTTTTTGGCTTCACCAGCTACAGTAGGTGGTTTTTTCTCTATTGTAACCTTAGACCCGTTCGCTTTTTTAACTGCCTGTGTAAACCCTATATGGGCTCCAACAAGCCCGAGATTCACAAGAGTTACATGAGCTAATAAGTTATTTACCCTTGTTTGCTTGTGAGCATTCGTATAATAATGCACATCAGGATCATCCATAAATATAACAAGCTCCCCATCAATATCCGTGTAGTGTATGGAATGCCCCGAGTTAGTAACAAATCTGTTAGGAATAATTCCTTGTTCCTCTAATGCATCATAGTCCACTTTTCCGCCACGAACCTCAATATGACCATTGCCCCAATCATTAATAATTTCAGCGTCAACTGTGTAAGCAGAAGATGCAATCTCATTTCCGTTTGCATCCACTACTGTACCTGCAATCTGATGGTTTGGCGAGTAATGATGAACCACGTCAATATTCCCGCTCGCCAAATAAAATCGCTGAGCGACGTTTGCAATGAACGGGTTGCTGAAGTGAATAAATCCAAACGGATTTGGTGAAAGCAAGAAATTCTGCGTATGTACGGCTTGGTCTTTAAAGTCATTATACGGGTTTAAAACACTGTACGTGCTGTTTAGCATCGGATGCATCGCTTTTATTTCTTCCGGCACATCTTGGGAAGCAATGTAGCCGGCAAGTGTCGTAATGCTAACACCTGATTCAATCGCCCCATTTAAGCCGGCAATAAACGAGCTAATTGGGGCCATCAACGAAATGAGTTGGTCAACTGCTGCTGATTGCGCATGGTCGAAAGCATAGAGCTTTTCAACCGTATTCATTGCGTGCTGCTTTGCATCGTGAATCCCTTCTTGTACGGCACTTGTGTCAATTCTAGGTAAAGATACAATATCCGAGACGCTATCAATAATACTATTAATATTGTCTTCACGCTCTTGGATTCTTTGCTGGTTTTTTTCTAATTGTGGGATGACTTCTCCTTCGATGAAAGCTTCATCGATGACTGCATCGCTGCTCTCAAAGCTTAGCGCATACATACGCATTTTTGCCGTAGCCATTTTGACTTGTTGGAATGCCATCGTCCAGTAGGAAAGTAGCGGCACATGGTTGTTGGCGTAAAAGTTTTTGAGTGCTTCTCCACCTTGCCCTGTAAGGTTATCTCCTAAGTTGACGACACCTTGAATAGCAGAATGAACGTTGTTCAATGTCTCTGTGTACTGATCCATGTCCGAGTCTATTTTATCAAGGGCAGAGAAAAAATCAGAGGCAACGTACCTTTTCATCGGCTATGCTCCTTTCTTTTTAATCGGAGGATATTTTAGTCCAAGTCCTTGATCGTATCCTTCTTTTTCTATGTATTAAGCATAAAAGAATCTTTAATAGTGTTCAACTATTTCGAAGAAAGAAATTCGTGAAGGTAGGCCCAGCAAAATACGTGGTGTGCTCTACTGTAATAAAAAAAGCCCCGCCTATCTTAGCACGGAGATACCTATTTAATGTAAATAGAGTTTTGTTTACGGAGTGATTTCTCCTTTATCTCTAGTACTAATTATTTCATCCGGTGCATTTGATGATGGTGCTACACCAAATGTCAAAATGACTGAAAGCAAAAAGAAAGTGAATACTTTTTTCATTTTTGGTCATCTCCTAAATGATTGAATTTTAAACAAGCTTGACTGGCACTTTTCATATACTTCAAGGCCATCTCCGTGTTTCCTGCTTTTTCCGCAAAGTAAGCCGCTTCCTCTGCTAGTTCAAATGTTTCAAAAAACATAGCGTTCTCCTGTAAGTTATTGATAGCCTGATCGACTACTAGAAAATCTTCATCGCAATACAAACCGCGAGAAAACAGACACCTGTTTGTGTACTCGAAATTTTGATAATACTTCGCCCCTGCTTCTGCCATTTGCAAATGTTTAGTTGCGGACCCGTGTTTTTCCTGCCTAAAAAGTACGTTTGCTAAGTTGTATCTTGTTTTTGCTCCTGCCTGGCTATTTTTGTGTTCAGGTATTTTAAGTGCTTGGCTAAAATGTTTCTCTGCTTCATTAAACTTTTGTTGACGTTGCTTGCTTAGACCAAGCGAACGTAAAGCAAGAGCGTTTGTAAGGGGGAAAGAGTGAGATGAGGCTAGAGCCTCCTGGATGATTTGATCTCCTTTTTCGTAGTTTCCCAACTCGGAATAAATCAGTCCCAAGATAAGTCTAGTATTTATAGCTCTTTCTATGTACCCTAGTCGGTTAAAAATGGTTTCCGCTTGTTCCATATATGAAGACGCGACAAGGTATTGGTTTAAGCGATAGTAAACCAATCCTGTATATTGATAAAACTCAGCTTCTTCAGCGTCGTCTTGTACATACTCTAATAAACGTTCCGCTTTCCTGAATAGCTTGATCGCTGATCTGTAGCGTTCATTGATGTATTCGTTTTGTCCACTTATGAAATAGTAAAGGTACTTGAGCATGTCGTCTATTGAAGGTTCAAAGCTCTTTTCAACTTTTAAATTTGCAAGTTCATTTTTGCTGTTTAGTTTCATCATCATTTGATGTCGAAAGTCAACTAACTGGAAATACGCAACGATTTTATCATCGCATTTCGTAGTTTCTAATAATTGTTTTGCTTTTTCTCTATGCAAAATAGCTTGATTTACTGAACGCGAAATAATACAACTATACCATTCCACAATCCGTGCCCCAATTGATTCAGAGCTCATTGTTTTCGCCATAAAAAAGACCGCCCTCCTGAAAAATTCTATTTTTCTTAATAATAACAAAGGTATAAGCGATTTGTCAGTATTATGTAATTTTCCCAACTTAGAAAATTAAGTTTCCCAATATAAAAAAGAAGATAGTTATAAATATCTTTATCATCACTTGTTTATTGTTGACAACTAGATTATGATTTGCTGTTTTATATGCAAATATATATAAACCCTCGCTGTGAGACTCAGCGAGGGATTTTTTATTGAGGAAATGATCGAATGAAAGAAGTTTTGTTGTTTGCAACGGTGCTGGCTCCTATTGTGTTAGCACTGATGGAGCTGGTCAAGAAGACGGTGGACTTGCCAGTCAACTTATTGCCGCTGATCACTTTGGTCATTGGGTTGCTAGTAGGTGCAGCTGCATCGCCTTTTACGGATTTAGACATTGTCTTGCGACTATGGGCAGGCGGATTTGCAGGATTATCAGCTACAGGGCTTTTTGAGCTAGTTAAAGAACGCACAGGGACTACTAAGGGAGGTAACAATAAATGAGCCATTTTAGGAAGGTACCAAAACTCGTTGATTTACGTGGAAAAACTAAAAAGAAAGGTAGCTATCTCAATAACGGAATTGCGGCTAAAACGGACATTGCCATCCACCATTCCCTATCTACAGAGGGAAGTTCTGCTTCTTTCGCAAACTTTCATGTTAATGAGCATGGATGGCCGGGAGTTGCTTACCATTTTGTTATTCGCAAAGACGGAACCATTGAATGGAACCACAACTTAGGTGTAAGAAGCTACCATGTCGGAAACAGCAATCGTATTGCCGTTGGTATTTGCCTTGTAGGTGATTTCCGTAAGCAAAAACCTACAGAAGCGCAAAAACAAAGCTTGTCCGTGTTGGTTGCAGCCTTAAAAAAAGATTTACCTAATTACAAACGTACGCGAGTGCATAATGAATTTCCGGGATATGCATGTAAATTATGCCCTGAGTTCGACTATCGAGCTGTTATAAACGGCACTAATGTAAGAGATCCTATACTGTCAACCAATACTCCAGATACTTACGTTATTCAAGAAGGTGATACATTCTGGAGTATCGCTAAAGAAATTCCAGGCATGAGCGTTGATGACTTAAAGAAAGCGAACCCTAAAGTTGATCATGCGAAACTAAAAGTCGGTCAAAAAATTAACTTAGGAACTGCAATAATTAAGCCTAGCGGAAGCAATGATAATTCTAACAAGCGTATGTTACTGCAAAGTCCAATGATGCGTGGGGATGATGTTAAGCAAGTTCAGCGTGCTGTCGGTGTAAGTGATGATGGCTTGTTTGGTAGAAAACAAAGACTGCTGTCATCGAGTATCAGAAATCGCGAGGATTATCTGCCGATGGAATTGTAGGTCCGGCTACTTGGGCAGCGATCGAAAGTAATAAGAAGCCCGTATCCAACAGCAAACAAGCCAGCAAGCCAGCAAAGAAATACCCACTACCTAATATTATATTAAAACGCGGGAGCAAAGGGACTGCTGTACGGCAATTGCAGACAGCGTTAAATGCTGCATTTTTCAGGGGCGGTAAAGCGATTCCAGAAAGTTCACTTGCCAAGAGCAGTTGGTGGCATTTATGTTTCTAATACTCGAAAAGCGTTGGACAAGGTTGTCAATTAAAAAAGGCCCTGCTACAGCAGGGATTTTTTTGGCAGAATATAGGCAGAGATGCAATCACTTTTTCAGTCTATACTAAGGTATGCCTAAATTATTGACTGTTTGCGTATTTGCTGAATATACTATTCGTAAGTATGATGGGAGGTACAAAGAATGAAGAGGAACATATTTGAAGATGCTTCGATTATACTTAACCAACAGACCGCTGATTTTAAAAAGAGAAAAAAAAGTAACGCTTCTTTACGGAATTCGATTCGCCAATCTCTGTCTCAAAAAACAACAGAGTTTGAGAAAAGAAAAAAATCTGTTCAGGATGAATTAAAGTTTATTCGTAAAAAATAGCTATCGGTGTTACCACTAAATCATTTTTTTCAATAATTTTAAAAGAACCAAGTAGGATGTCAAGTATGTAAGTAGGCAATCTGTCAAGATCTTCTTCCGACATATTTGGTAATTTTTTTAATGCTCCATCGACCATCACAGTCTCTTTCCTGCCAATCACTCTAACTAGAAAGCGAGCATTTCTTGATATATTAGTTCTAAAAGAAAGAGAAGCTGTTGAATGTCTTAAATTATCTTCTTTTAGCAAGCCGATTTTTTTGTTACCTGTTTTTATTAAAACAAGATTAGGTAATAAGTTATTTGCATAAGTATTGAGTTTGTATAGTTGCTTAAACAATTTGATCGTAGGCTCTAACTCTTTGTGTGAGTTAACAATGAATTCTGCTTCACTCATTTTTTTACGTTCTTGCGCATTTGGCTTTGTCTTTGTAACAATTTTTTGTGCTTCCTGATAACTTAAGTCTAATAAGTTTGCCTCTCCAAGAGCCACGGATTCAAATAGTTCTGGGTCGTTCGCGCTTTTTATTAAATTAAAATCATAGAATCTGAATGGCTCATCAGCCAATATTAAAGAGCCTTCTGAAGCAGATTCTGTAGTGGATAACATTCCTTCCTCTTTTAACAAATATAAGAGCTTATCTAAAGCAAAGTCATGGAATTGTTTATTGAGTATGTCTCTTTGTCCCTCAGTTAAAGAGTCAGTTTCACTATTCGTTTCCGATCCTTTTCCTCCTAATCTAGTACCTAGATTGAGCGATCCACCTGGAAAGGCACCGGAAGAAAGTGAAATGCCAGCGTTTAGTCCAGAGCTTAATTCATCTCCAGAAGTAATAGTAGAAGCTTGTTCTCTTTGAGAGGAGCCCTCTCTAGAGTAAGTAGTGGATAGGCCGTTTTCTAATTGTGCAAGCATAGAATTCATTAGATCAACATCTAGATAAATAATATCTTTCAATTTGTTTCACCTCATTTTTAAATTGTCGTAGAAAAAAATTGAGAAAGTGTTAAAAAATTGTAAAGCTAATTTATGTTCCATTATAGCAGGATAATCTAATAATGATAAACGAATTAAAATTAATTAGTAAACAGGTTTTAATGATATTAGCTAGAAATCCTTTGTGCAATGAGTGATATTGGCATAATTTTATAGAGACATGCGTTTATTAATACAATTTAAAATCTCTATGTTATAATAAGGGTAATAAATAGAAAAGGAGGGCGTTCTTATCATGCAAAGACTAGCTGAACACGTCATAGCTGTAGCTAACAATAATCAACAAGACGTGACGAACTTACAATTGCAAAAGGCTATGTTTATTACTTTAGGTTTGCACCTACGTGAACAAAATGGCATTGATGATTTGGCCAGGCAACTTGATAGTGAGGCGTCTTTTGCAAGATGGAAATATGGCCCTGTCGTGGAAAGTGAATATTATAAATACAACCGGTTTGGCTCAAGACCTATTGAAAATCCATTTGCAAGTCAAGTTACAGAACTTGACTACCTTAATAATAATATAATTAGACTGCTTGAAATGGATCCTTTTGCACTTGTACAATTTACTCACGAGCTAAGGTCTTGGGAGAAATACGAAAGGGAAATATTGGAAGGTAAATATGTCCCCCATTACACTTTGGAAGAAATTTTCGAGGATTTCAGAAATGAAAGATAACTCCCGAAGCTTTTTGTCTAAATTAGTTGCATACCTTAACGCAGTTGATGGGGATATAATGGGAGAAGAGTCCTCTAATGAGGACTCTTCATTACATGAAGATATTAATCCGATTGAAAATCTAGAGAAAACTCTAAAGGAAATAGGCGAAGTTTCAAGTTTAAAAATTAACTTTAGAAAAGGTACAGTTAAAGCCGAAAAAGAGTTTAAAGAATTAATTGATAGCCTTAAAACAACAATTGATAGGGATAAAATTCCTTACTCAAAAATAACAGATACACTTTTTAATGTAGTGAAAAACGAAGAGTTTTTAGATTTAATAGGAGATACAATACAAAAGAATTGGGAACACTACGAACTAAATTATAAACCGGATGAGGATTTGCGTCACAAATTTTTTAAATTAAATGAGCATATCTCTCTTTCGGTTATCCAAAGAACTCATATAAATGATCGCCTAAAGTCCAAGATAGAAGAAGTAGAAGGGCAATTAAGATCTTTTAAAAAACAAGTGGAACGATATAAGAAGGAACTTGACGAGGTAAGGGAAGAAGCTCAGTCAAAAACAAATAGCATGATTACACAATTTATTGGCATACTTGGTATATTCTCTGCTGTCTTAATGGGTGCCTTCGGTTCAATTCAAGGTTTTACTAGTCTTTTTAACAATGCTAATAATATACCGTTAGGTAAGCTCATTGTAATTTCATCACTAGGTTGTATAACTGTCATGTTTATTTTATTCTTCTTATTACACTCTTTGGGCAAAATGACAGGATTTAATTTATCTAGTTGCAATTGTTATAGAGTAAGAGTTAGACCTAGAAAAAAAGGGATATTGGGTAGGATGTTTGAAGTATTTGAAACGAATAGCGAAGAAGATACTTATTGTAAATGCTCTCCCATCGAAAAATATCCTTTATTAATATATGTTACTTACTTTCTGATTACGATGGTATTGCTCGGAATAATGATAATGTTGTGGACAAGTAATGAAGATTACTTAGAGTTTTTACAAACAGACTTTGGTCCATTTGCGTCAAGTGTGGTATTGATTATGGTAAGTGGATTATCGTTGGCGTTTATACATAAGAAATTTCTTGGCAAAAAAAGAATAAATGGATAAAATGACCTTGCTTATTTTGCAGGGTTTATTTTATTTGTATTGAAATTAATTTTAAGGGAGGCTTGCCATGAACAAAAATACAACTGCTTACTCACTTCTCTTTACCATCCACGATCACCTTGCCACCAAACACAATGTTCCATCCCATATCCTGGACTCCTACCGATACACCATTGCTTATGTAGTTCCTTTTTACTCACCTCGGATTATAGAGCTCCTTAATCAAAGTATCCGCATTCGCAACAAAGTTTGTCATTTCCAACCGACTTCTCAAAAAGACATTAAAACGCTTCAGCTTTTATGTAATGAGCTTCAAGTTCCTTTAACAGCTAAAAAGGTAAGTCCAATTTATTAA